TGGTGAGGTTCAGCTTTTCTTGTCTCCAGTCCAAATCCCTGTGTCAGGAGGTACCCGAAGAATTTATCTTGGATACTCTCATAAAGCATAGGGACCAGTTGAGCGCTCCTCATCGAGGATTGTCTCATATAACCCTTTCTCTTCTCGAAGAGAAAGGACGGGAGTTTGGAAAGCATGTGGCCAAGTATTACTCGGCTAACCATGGATTCTTTCCAACTAACAAAGCATCCTTTGCCTTCCCTCGCGCTAGCGGAGGAGTTAAAGGAGACTTAGTTTTCCATCAGCGTCTTCAGGATCTCTCTTCAAAAGAGGACCCTGAGGATCGGATGGAACCCTTAGTTATTGGTTTATTTGGACAGCCTGGGATGGGTAAGAGTACGCAAATCAATCGAATTGTTAGCGAACTCTCTTCCCTCTTCCCGGGCGTGGAAAGACAAAAACTCACTTACCAAAGGACGTGCCATGTTGAACATTGGGACGGATACTGTGGTCAACCTATTGTCATCTTTGATGATCTAGGTCAGGCCACAGATGGACACGATATAAAGGAATTCCAGACTCTGGTTTCCTGTTGTCCATACGTCGTCCCAATGGCTTCTTTAGAAGAGAAGGGTCAGAAATTCTGTTCCCCTATCATTGTTTGTACCTCCAATTTATTGTATGGTATGAGTCTAAAGAATGCTTATGGTCCGTCGAACCCCATTATCGATGACGCCTCCTTCTGGAGGCGCTTTCATGTCCCCTTGTACGTGGAATTCCAACAGACTTATTGTCTGAAGGATCCCCCTACTTGGGTTCGTGAAGAGAATCTTATGTTCATGAAACATCAGTCTCGTAACCGGATTAATCCGGTCCCGGGACAGTTTAATCATGAACGGTTCTTTCAACGACAACGGGATTTCGATAGAGATGGAAACCAAGAAAAATGGTCTCCATTCACTGACTTTGGTAACCTCCGAGCCCTTTACAAGGCTCGGAGGAACTATCATGAGAACTTTCGCCTGAACTGGATCCAAACAGTCGTAGACAAGTGTCAGGACACGGAGATCCTCAATCCTCTACTCGAAGAAATAGAACAATTCGGTTTCACCGAATCTTTCGATTTTAAGAGTGGATTGGGGACCACCAAGTGTCTCAACTTCCCCGCTTTCCCGCCCGAAGGCCCTTTACCCGTGAGGGTGGAGCCTGTTCCCGAGCCTTTAAAGGTTCGGGTGATTACGGCAGGAAAGGGGGACACTTTCTGTTTGAAACCCCTCCAG